CTATGTTTAGTTTGGCTAATGGTACGGCTTTATGTGATGAGTCTGATGAGTGGCTAATGATACACATAGCTAACTTAGGTGACTTTGGTAAAGTCTCTAAGAAAAGTTTAGAGGATAGAGTAGCTTGGTTTAAGGAGAACGAAAGTCAAATACTAAACATACTTGTAGACCCTCAACTAGAGTATGGCTTTTGGAGTGAAGCTGATAAGCCTTTCCAGTTCCTAGCGGCTTGTCTTGAGTGGGGTAGCTATAGACTACATGGCAATGGCTACCTATGTTCTATTGCCCCTGCGTTAGACGCTAGCAACTCTGGATGCCAACATTACTCAGCGGCTAGTCTGTCAGAGGACACAGGTAAGCTAGTAAACCTAGTGCCTACTGAAGAACCACAGGATGTCTACCAGACTCTAGTAGACAAGGTTGTACTAGAGCTTCAAGCCATGTCTCAAGATAAATCCCTGGATAACAATAAGGTAAAGTTGGCTATCAAATGGTTAGACTATGGTTTAACTAGGAAAGATTTGAAAACTAACTGTATGACTTATGTTTACTCTAGTGTTGAGTACGGCTTCTATCAACAACTGTTTAAGCAAATCATGGAGGACTTAGAAGACAAAGTACTACACTCTAAGACACCTATGGTTCACCCCTTTGGATCTTTCCATGAGCAAACCATAGCCGCTAAGTTCTTAGCTAAGATTAGCTTTAGATGTGTACAAGAGGTACTAGAGTCAGCTAAAGAAGGCATGGAGTTTTTTAAAGAGTGTGCAGGGGCTTTGGCTGAAGATGGTAAGCCTATGTTCTGGAGAACACCTATCAACTTCCCTGTGATACAAAAGTACACCAGATGGGATACTAAGAAAGTTAAAGTTTACTTATACGATAGAGTGCTTAAAAGTAAACGTAGGTCAGTGTTTTCACTTAAAGCTGATCTAACTGATGAACGATCAAAGCCGCTAATAGACAGGAAGAAGAGTCGCTCTGGGATTAGCCCAAATGTTATCCACTCAATGGATTCAAGTCATTTGATGGCTACAGTCCTAGAGCTAAAAAAGCATGGTATCAATGATTTCATGATGATTCATGATAGCTTTGCAGTACCACCAAAGCACTCATGGGATCTGTTTCATATCGTTAGGCAGACTTTTGTAAATCAATATGATGGTTGGTGTTTGTACGATCACATTTACAAAAGCACACAACAGCAACTTAGTGACCCAGACAAAATTAAAGACTTAAAGATACCCAAGAAAGGATCTCTAGATTTAGTACAAGTAGCTCAATCAGATTTCTGTTTCGCTTAAAGTTAAAAAACATCTTAAACCCCCTCTTGCCTACCTAGTGTAGGCTTTTTTATTCCCCCCACCAAAAGTTTTGTGTCCACCTAAATGATATAAAACTTTTAATTATCCAAAGGTAAATCCTATGCACCCACGCGAGAGAGTTCTCTCCCTTGTACACCTGTGCGTGTCAAAAGGAGAAAGCCTACCCACGACCCTAATTGATGAAGCTAGAAGATTGAATGTTGATCTCTCTAGTGTCATTGCAACTGAAGTACCTAAAGAAAAAACTAAACCCACAAGTAAGGAGAGTCCACAATGGGACAACGAGTAAAATTCACATCACCTGTAGGCACAGCAGTCTACCCACACTTAAACAAGCCTGACACTCAATTTAATCCAGATGGAGTTTATAAGACAGAACTCAGTATGGAGAACTGTGAGGAACTTGTTGATGCTTGTCACAACTTGGCTGTCGAAGAGTTTGGAGCAAAAGCTAACTTTAGAATGCCTTTTAAGCAGTGTGAAGAAACAGGCCAAACAATCCTCAAAGTTAAATCTAAGTATGCACCTAAGATCTTTGATTCAAGTGGTCAAATCATGGTTGGCGATCAGATACCTAATCTTTGGGGAGGCTCAACTCTCAAAGTCGGTGGCTTCATAACGACCTATGCTGTCTCTGGATCTAAAGGTGTAAGTCTTCAATTATCAAAAGTACAAGTGATTAATCCTGTAAGTGGCAGTGGCGACAATGACGGCTTTGATGCTGTTGATGGTGGCTTTGTAGCTGAAGAGATAACTCAAGAGGCTTTTGACGATGACACGCAAGAAGAGACAGTACACGAAGCGAAAGCTGACCGCTTCTGAGATAGGCTATAAACATGGATTTAGGAGTGGTCTAGAAGACAAAATCTCCAAACAGATTGCTGAAGCAGGGATAGAAGTTCAGTACGAGACTGAAAAGATACTCTACCTTGTCCCCTCGAAAAACCGAAAGTACACCCCCGATTTTAAGATACCTAAGAAAGATGGCAGTTTCTTCTACATAGAGACTAAAGGTCGATTTGAACTTTCGGATAGACAAAAGCATGAATACATCCGTGAACAGCATCCTGGTATTGACTTGAGATTCATCTTTAGCAATGCCAACAACAAACTCTATAAAGGATCTAAGTCAACCTATGCAGATTGGTGTGACAAGCACAAGTTTGTATGGGCTAACAAAACGATCCCAAAAGAGTGGCTGTCTGAATAGGCAGTTAAGGAGAGCAAAGGGGGGTGGTCGAAAGACTGCCCCCTTTTTTAAGGGGAAAAAGATGGTAGAAGTTTTAGATGAACACGAAGGTAGTAAAAAGATAGGCCATGTTCCTTGTAAAGCCTGTGGTTCAAAAGACAATGCGGCTGTCTTCACTGATGGACACACGTACTGTTTTGGCTGTCAAGATTATCAGCCGCCTCAAGATCAAGTAGAGCAACAGCCAACAACTGCTATCAAGCGTCCAACAGCATTAATAGATGGCTACTACACGACTCTTTCTGTACGCAAGATAACTGAAGAGACTTGTAGAAAGTTTGATTACCAAGTTACTGATAGTTACAACAACAGACCACAGCAGATAGCAAACTATAGAAACTCTGATGGTCTTGTAGTAGCTCAAAAGATTAGAGATGCAGATAAGAACTTTAGCATCTTAGGTGATGCCAAAAAGATGACTTTGTTTGGGCAACACCTGTGGAACGGTGGCCGCAAGATAGTGATTACTGAAGGTGAAATAGATTGTATGTCAGTATGCCAAGTACAGGGCAACAAGTGGCCTACAGTAAGCCTTGGACAAGGAGCCACTAGCGGTAAAAAAGCTTTGATAGCCGCTTGGGATTTCCTACAGCAATTTGAAGAAATTATCTTGATGTTTGACCAAGATGAGGTAGGCCAGAGAGCCGCTGTAGAGTGTGCTGAAGCATTACCAGTAGGTAAGGTCAAGATAGCCAAGTTACCCTATAAGGATGCAAATGAGTGCCTACAGCAGGGAGAAGGCAAGGCTATTATCAACGCAATCTGGCAAGCCAAAGATTGGAGGCCAGATGGTATTGTTTCCAGTGATGACTTTCGAGACATCATAGGTAAGTCTGACTCTGCAAGCACAGTAGATTACCCTTACAAAAAGCTTAATGATATGACTAGAGGTATCAGAACTGGCTTAGTGACGATATGTGCAGGATCAGGAGTTGGCAAAAGTACTTTTATTAGAGAGATTGCTTATTCTTTGCATAACAATGGTCAGACTGTTGGGATGCTAATGCTTGAAGAGACTAACAAAAGAACTTTACAAGGGTTAGTCGGCTTACACATGGAAAAGAACATCACTATTGATGATGGAGTAGCTGATGAGCCAGAGATTATTGAGGCATACGACAGCTTGCTTGGTAAGCGCCCTATATATCTGTTTGATCACTTTGGATCAACTGCGGTAGACACCATTGTTAATCGTATTCAATACATGGTTAAAGGCATGGGATGTAAACACATATTCTTAGATCATGTATCAATATTAGTATCAGGACTTACAGGCCAAGTAACAGATGAAAGACGTTTAATTGACCAAATTATGACGTTGTTAAGAAAGTTAGTACAAGAGCTAGACATCTGTTTATTCCTGGTAAGCCATCTCCGCAGACCAGAAGGTACAAAAGGACATGAGAATGGCGCTAAAGTCCAGCTATCTCAACTGCGAGGTAGTCATGCTTTAGCTCAACTTGCAGACTTTTGTATTGGCTTACAAGTCAATGAAGAAGATCCAAGCGATGACCAAAGAGAAGTTGTACTTCTGAAGAACAGGTTTACTGGCGAAGTAGGCCAAGCCGACACACTGCAATACAACCGCACAACTGGAAGGCTGATCGAGGCCGACTCCAGATTCTAAACCCAATCTAAACCTCGAATAACTCAAAACCAAGGAGAGACACTATGTCTTTAGAGCAAACTCGTCTTGAAAAAGACTTTCTTAAGTTTCACAAAGCTAACCCACACGTTTGGGAAATGTTTAAACACTTTGCTTTTATCGCAGTCAAATCAGGTAGAAGTAACTACTCAGCAAGAGCCATTGTTGAGCAGATTCGTTGGTTCTCTGACATGAGTACCGACTCACCAACTATCTTTAAGATTCCTAACAACACTATCGCTTATTACGCTCGTCTGTTCCATTCAGCTTATCCAAAGCACAAAGGCTTCTTCAGAACAATGCCTGTGACTGCTCCTGAAAAGGTTGGACAAGCTGAGATGGCAGTATGAAGCAGGCTATCTTTGATATTGAAACCAATGGGCTACTCAAAGATTTAACAACTATCCATTGCATTGCAATACAGGACGGTAAGCAAAGTGACAGAAGAGTTAAATCCCTTAAAAGCTATCGTCCACATCAAATAGAAGAAGCTCTAGAAGTCTTAGAGAATGCCGATGAAATCATAGGCCATAACATCATTGGCTTTGACATCCCTGCGATACAAAAGCTTTACCCAGAGTGGAAGCCAAAAGGCAAAGTGATAGACACTCTAGTCTTATCACGGCTAATTAAAGCTGACTTGATGAGTGATGACGCTACTTGCGCCGTACACCCCGACGGCTTCACTCGCAGTCTTTGGGGATCTCATTCTCTTAAGGCTTGGGGATTACGCATGGGTAATCTCAAAGGTGACTATGATGGCGGTTGGACTACCTTTAACGAAGATATGCTTCTTTACATGGAGCAAGACGTTAATGTTACTTTTGATCTGTACAGACTACTTAGCCAAGACAAAGACTTCTCACAGCGTAGTATTGATCTTGAGCATGATTTAGCTGAAATATGTTTTCGCATTGGTAACAACGGCTGGACTTTTGATGAGCATAAAGCAGGCGAGTTGTACGCCAAATTGTGTGGTAGAAGACTCGAGCTACAAGATCAACTAGACACTCTCTTTGAGCCTTGGGAAATACGAACACCGTTCACCCCCAAGGTAAACAACAAGGCAAGAGGTTATGTCAAAGGTGAGACTGTAGACAAAGTAAAAGTAGTCTATTTCAACCCAAACTCTCGCAAGCATATAGCACGATGTCTTACTGCTAAATACAATTGGAAACCTCAGTCTTACACCCCAAGCGGTGATCCTAAGATCGATGAGAATGTTCTTATTGATTTACCTTACCCAGAAGCTAAATCTCTTGCTGAGTTTTTCTTAGTCCAAAAGCGTATCGCTATGTTAGCTGAAGGCAATGCCGCTTGGATGAAGTTGGCTGATGCTGATGGAAA